ATGATGGCCGTGGCGAGAGGAGCTAAAAGGTCTGATACGGTCGGATTTAGTATGATTCCCTTGTAGCACGGGCGTTCCGGCCTGTTCGAGAGATTTTTCGCACAAAAGGTCCGAACATGGGGCACAAAAGGTCCGAACAGGGTCACATGGCCCGCTCCAGACCGTTCAGGGCGTGGGCGGTGAGGGCGTCGGCAATGGCATCGGCTGCCGGGTTGTTGGCGTCGGCGAGGAAGGCGACGAGGCGGTCCTCCAGATCGGCGGGGGAGGCGCTTGAGGCAATCAATTCAGGGAGGCGCCGATGCTTCCCGCGGAGGAGTCGCGAGAGTTCGGCGGCTGCTTCGCGAGACAGTCGCGAGGCCGGGTCGGCGGAGAGCTGGATTGCGGGAATTACGGGCGCAGGAAGGGTTTGCTTCCGGCGGACTGCGAAGCCGGCGGCTCGGCTCAGATATTCCTCGGCATCGTCGCCCGGCTCGAAGCCGGCCTCACCGAGCGCCTGGAGGAATTCGGCGGTCGCCTTCGCGTCGGCTTCGCCCAAGCCGCCGAAGGCGATGCTCGGGCGCTCGCCGGCGATGCCGTTGATGAGGAGATGCTGGTCGAAGAGCTGGTCGCGGAGGGTTTCGGCGAGGGCAGCGCTGTCGAATGCCTGGATGTCGTCGCGAACGCCTTGGTGGACGACGGCCTGGGTGCTGCCGAATCCGCCGGCCTGGGCCTCGGTGGTCATGGTCTGACCGACGATGAGTTTGGATAGCTCGGCGTTGGCGACGGCGTGGAAATTGGCGAAGGCGTCGCCAGTCTGGGCGGCGGCGGCCTGGACCATCTCGACGCTGGCCTGTTGGGGGATGGCGAGGCCGAAGATCCGTGTCGCCTGGCTGAAGGCGTAGGCGAGTTCGCTCCTTGAGCGCTCGTCGTTGTCGGGATACTTGCCGACGAGGAAGGGGGCGCCGAATCGGTCGAGGAAACGCGCCCACCACTCGCGGTTCATCGTCTTGAAGAGGAACCAGAAGAGCGCCGCCCGCATCGGGCCTCCCCACTTGTCGGGATGGCTCGTGAGGAGGTGGCCGCGATGGATGATGTAGCGGACCGGATCGGGCTTGAAAAACTCCTCGGTCCTCGCGCCACCGGGGGCGATGCGGCGGAGCTTGAGGCAGCCGTCGCGGTAGTCGAGTAGGTGATGGGGCACGGGCTTCAGGGCGGCGAGCTCATAGGCGCGGGCGGGGTCGGTCGAGGGCTTCCAGACTTTCTCGACCAGGGCGACGGGGTAGAGAGTCGAGTCGAGGAGGTGAGTGAGGGCCTCGCGCTTGCCCTTGAGCTGTCCCCACATGCGCTCGATCTCGGTGGCAGTGGCGACGGCCGCGGCGTCCTTCTTGTCGGCGGGGATGAAGGCGGGCTGCTCCTTGATGACCGCGAGCTTTCGCTTCGAAAACTCCGCGAGGAGGTGGGAATCGACCATGATGTCGCGATAGAGCGTGAAAAGGCGCTCGGTGTATCCGTCCTCCGCTTCGGCGAGAATGCTCGCGACGGTGTCGGCGTCGAGGTGGGGAATGACGGAGAGCGGCTCCTCTCGCGAGCTGAGGCGCGGGGCGAGGCGGACGGGGACCAGCTTTTCGACGATCTTGGTGAGGTGGGCGATGAGTTGTTTTTTCATGCGTTGAATCGTGGTGGTTGACGGAAGAGATGGCCGAGCGGGTTCTTGATCGACGATTGCGGCGCGGCCTTGCCGACGCCGCCGACCTGGACGGCGCGGACGGAGCCGGGAGGAAGGTCGATCTTCGAGAGCTGGCCCCAGTAGGCGAGCTTGCCCGCGTCGAAGGCGTCGCCGTGGCCGCCATCCTTGCCAAGCTCGGTGACGAAGCGGGAGCCCTCCTTCCCGACGAGGCGGTGGTCGTCGATGATCCATTGGCCGGCTGGGAGGGCCATGAAGTTGTCCTCGAAGGCCGCCGAGTAGAGGTCGCCGAGGAGGGTCTTGAAATCGTAACTCTCGCCGCGCCAGTCGGTCCTCTCGCCCGCGACGACGAGCTCGGTCGGGACGCGGCCCATAAAGAAGGTGCGGATGCGGGCGGCGTGGTATTTCTCGTTGGAGGCATCGACGCAGAGCCGCTTTGGCCGGCGGCCCGTCGCTTCGATGTCGGAGATGACGGCGTCGAGGAGGTCGAGGTTGTGTTCCGGTTTCCCGGTCCGCCACCGTGCGAGGAGGCGGACGATGTAGAGTGGAGAGACATGCTCCATGACGGCGAGTGTCGACCAGTTCGAGGTGCCCTTCGTCGTCGTGGCGATGTCGTGGCCGAGCGTGACCGGGCCGGAGCCGAGGAGCGCGGCCCATTCAAGTGGGATGGCCTCTCTGGGTTTCATGCTGCCGCATCGAAAGTTTCAGTGATGTTTAGCGCGACGCCTAAATCTGCACCGAGAGCCTGAGCGTTCTGGAGGGCGAGGAGAGAGATCGCGGCCGAGCCGCCGCGGATGAACCGGCAAGCGTAGTTGCGATCCCAGGCCGTCTTGTCGAGGGCCTTGGCGCGGTGCTCCTCCGGCGTCATCGGCGCGCGCGATTTGAGGTCGAAGAGCGGGACGCCGGCGGCGAAACCGTCGTAGGCGTCGACGCGATGCACCGGGATTCCCGAGACGGACGTGTAGTAATTGCCTCGCGGGTTGACGGGGAAGGTCTCCTCCGAGGTCGGGGCTAGCATTTCGTAGCTGTAGTGCCGGTCGTCGGGCGGCGGCGTGGTCGCCATACGGATCTTGAAGCCGACGTTGCTGGAGACGATGGGCTCCATCGCTTCCCACACGTCCTGAAAGTTCGGGATGCGACCGACTTCGTCCATGATGACGTTGCCCGTCCAGCCGACGGCCGTGTCCGGGTTCGGCGCGACGACCATTGAGCGCGAGACCCGCGTGTGGGAATGATAGAACCGCGTCTCCAGCTTCTGCGACTCGAAAAGGTCGCAGATTGCATCGAGATCGAGGAGCTCGTCGCGGTCGTCCAGGGCGGAGCACTTGACCTGACCCTCTTGAGCCATCGACCGGAGAGCGTTGAATCCCTGCGCCCAGATCGCGGCCTCCTTGCGGATGTTCTCCAGGCCGAGGCGGACGGCGGCCGACACATAGAAGGTGTCGCAGACCGATTCCATCATCCAACGGAGCCCGATGGCGCCGAGGGTGTGGCTCTTGCCGAACTGCCGTCGCCAGATCATGGCGAGCATTCCGGCGGTGTTCGCAAAGACCTCCTCCTGTGCGGCGCGGAGGTTGATCAAGGGGGAGGCTTTCGCGCTACTCATCGGCGGCCTCCTCCCCCATGGCGGAGCGGCCGAAGAAGAGGCGGAGCAACTCTTGAGTCTGGACCTGCTTCGGCCTGCCGCTCTCGACGATGGCGCGGGCCTCCTTCGTTCCCTGCCACTTCAAAAACTGTTCCACGGTCTGGCGCTCGAATTTCTCGCGGTTCAGTTCGTGCTGCTTCGCCTGGAGCGCGTGCTGCTCCTTTTGCAGGTCGAGCTTGTCGCGGGCGATCTCGTTCTTGTGGGTGCGGTCAACCGACTTCGTCACCTGGTCGAGCACGTCGGTCAGGGCGAGGGTCTGCGCCTCGTCGGCGGATTCGAGCACCTCGAGGAGCTGGCCCGCCGCGATGGCCTGGGCGCCCTTCGCCAACGCCGCCGGCGAGACGCGCTCGGTGAAGTCCGCGGCCCATTCGGCGAGGGTGCGCAGGTGCTCGCCGCGTTCGCGGGATTTCAGCCAGATCTGGAAGCCGCCGTTGCGCCACTCGCTGAGGTTCTGCGGCGAGACGGGTTGTTCGTTCCACCGCTCGTCGAGGATCTCAAGGACGCGGGGGTGGGCGTTCAGCCAGTCGCAGATCTCGCGGCCGTTCTGGCCGTCGTGGAGACGACGGTTGACCTCCTCGCGGAGGTGAGCCGGGAGGGAGCCGATCTTTCCCTTGTGGGAGGTTGGAAGGTCATCGGGCACGGGTCATCGGTCACGGGTCACACAACGGGCTTTCCGGCCGCGACGCGGGCGCGCATCTCGGCGAGGCTGAGGCCCGTGCGGTATTGGTAGTGCGGCTCGTCTCGGAAGCTGGTCCAGTCGCCGCCCCATTCGATCTGGGGGATGTTCGCCTTCACCCATGCGGCGACGGCCTTGTGGATCTTGCTGGCGAGCGCCGCGTTGGAGCCGTCGAGGTAGGTGCCGCCCTTGAAGACGCCGAAGTCGCCGGCGATCCCGAAATTGTGGTTGCTGTAGCCGCCCCGCGCGTTGGTGACGACGGGGCCGGGCGCGGTGCGGCCCTTTGCGTAGAGGGCGTTCTGCTCCGCGTAGGTGCGGGTGCCGCTGATCATGGTGTAGGCGTCGGCACCCAGATCGCGGGCGATGCGCCCGCCGTTGATGGCGATGGCCTCGAAATGGGGCCGCACCGCCGGCGCGAGAGTGGCGATGTTCTTCGCCGACCGCGCGTCGATGCCGTCGGCGGGCGGGAGCGGATCGGGCGGGGGCGCCGGAGCGGGGCCGGCGACGCCGACGGATTTCCTCCAAGCCTCGCGGGTGATGGCGCCGCCCCATCCGTCGTCGGTGACGCCGAGATGCCGCTGCACTTCTTTGACGAAGGCTTCGTTGTCGGATGCTTTGCTCATGGCATCTTGTCAGGATGGGGGATGGATTCCGCGAACCGGTCCGAGGCTGGGGTATGGGCGCTTTGCCAGCCGGGGCATGTACTGACCAGGGAAAACACAACAAACCCCGACGCAGTCCCCACCGATGGTCCGGCCCGGTCGCGGAAAAGGGTGTCAGGCCTTTTCGGGCGCGTAGTAGGACGTGACGATGCCGGCGAGTGTCATGATTGCGCCGATGGCTTCAGTGACGATGCCTTCCTGGGCGTAGCCGAGGCCGACGGCGATGCCGCCGGCGGCGGTGAGGAGATGGCGGATGAGTCCGAGGACTTTGAGCTTGTTCATGATCTGATTGAGGATTTGGGGATTTCGGATTGCGGATTGCGGATTGAAGAGACCTCAGAGTTCCTCGCTGCGCTCGCGGGCGAGGATGCCGGCGGCGGTGAGGCGGTGGTAGAGGGTGCCGCCGAGCTCGTCAGGATCGGACTCGACCTGACCGAGGTCGCGGAGAAAGGAGAGGGCCATCTCGATGTCCTCCAGGTCGCAATCGTATCCGTCGGCGCGGAGGTGTCGGAGGAGGGAGCCGGCGGGGTGGGCGGTGCGCTGGCGGTCGTAGAGCTCCGCGCGGACGGCGTGGCGGATCTCCTCCTTGTCAGGTGCGGTGCGGGCTTTCATCACTTGCGGAGGCTGCGCTCGATTTCGGTGAGGCGACTGGAGATCTCGGTGAATCGCGAAGAGGTGTTCTCTTGGCTGCTGCGGATGGCCGTCTCGATGCCCTCGACACGGCCGAGGCTGCGGTTGATGCCCCGGAGGGATTCGAAGATCTCCTTCAGCCGCTCCTCAATGCTGGTGTCGAGCTTGTCGAGGCGTTCCGCCAATTCATCGAGCTCCACCTTCGTGGCGAAGGTCTCGTGGAGGGGCGGGTTGCGACGCAGGGCGCGGATGCCGGCGAAAATCACGCCGATCAGGTTCAGCACGACGCTGAACGCGGCGACGAGCACGCCCCAGATCAGTAGCTGCGTCTGCTCCGCCGTCATCCCGGCGGTGCCCTCCGTTCCGGGGACGGGCGAGTCAACCAGGGAGAGGAGCGCGAGGATGCACGGGAAAGACAGCATCCCCCACCGTCCCGCGAGGGCCGCCCCCGGACAAAGGCAGCGGGACGGGTTGGCGGGGGAAAGGGAATCGGAAAACACTTGCCCGAATCCGCCCGTTCCCCTAGAACGACGGTCATGCACCCCATCTTCCACAATTTTCTACTCCTCTTCGGCTACGGCCTCGCGGGATCGATCATGATGTCGCTGGCCCTCGGCATCCTGGTCAAGACCTGGAGTTGGATCACCCCCATCGATGATTGGGAGGAACTGAAGAAGGGGAACATCGCCGTCGCCATCGTCCTCGCGGCGGTCGTGATTGCCTTCGCCATTGTGATTGCCTTCGCCATCGCACCGGGAGTGTGACGCCTCGCTATGAAGACACCCATCCTCGCCTCGACACTGACGGCAGCGCTTGTCTTCGCGGCCGGCGCCTACGACATCAAGACTCGTGATGGTCGCGTCTACAAAGAGATCCGACTCCGCGAAAAGACGCCGCTGGGCATCCGCTTCGCGCACGAGGGCGGGGTGGCCTTCCTGGACTATTCCCAGATCCCCGTGCCGGATCTTTGGACGTTCGGCTATGTCGAGGCCGACTACAATGCGGCGAAGAATCCCGCCCCGTCTCCCAGTCTCAGCGGGAGACCGACGAGGCTGTATCAGCCGACGACTCCGACGCCCGAGCGGGAAATCCAATTGGAGAGGGCGATGGACGAGGCGGCCCGTGCCGAGTCGTCATATGTGGACCGCCCCCCGGTCGGGACGACTACGCTACTGAGCCGGCCGGCGCGCCCGGCGGGAAGCTCGTCTGGTGGCGCCGTCGTCCCGTCGCGGGCATACAACGGCGGTTCCACCAGCGGAGGATCGAGCATTTCCGGCGCTGCGAGAAGCCAATGTGCGGCGACGACCCAAAAGGGCTACCGATGCTCGCGCCTCGCGGGCGCGGGCTCGTCCTATTGCTGGCAGCATCCCTAGAATCCCGCCTCCACCAGGGCGCGCTCGTGCGCCAGTTCGGCCGGCCCCATGCTGTCGCCCTTCGAGCGATTGACCGAGCGCGGCAAGTATTGATGGTTCGCGATCACGTTCGACCAGTGCGGCGCATGGGCGACGGGGACGATGTGATCCAGCTCGACGATTTCGCCCGCATACGGGCCGAGCGTGATCGTCGGAGCGCGCCCGCGTCGCAGTAGGTCGAGATTCTCCGGCGTGAGGCAACCGAGGCGTGCGAGCCGGTCGAGGTTGTCTAGGGATCTCTCGATCAGGAGGTCGCCCTTGCGCGTGCCCGTCCATCCCAGGTCCGCGACCACTCCGGCCATCACCGTCGCCGGATCTTCGCAGAGGTGGAGCCAATACATCGCCTTGTCGATGCGGTCCGAAGCCGACCTCGGCGCGAGCTTCGCGAGCTTCGCGGGGTCGAAGAGGCTGCGGACGATGGCGCGGGTGTCGGGCGCGGCGGCTCCGCCTGCGGCGAGGTGGGCCGAAATGAGACCCACGATGAATAGGGGGAGTGCGATTCCTTTCAACGTTATAGGTACGGAGTCGGACTAATGGGGTCGCGGGATCACTCCGCCGTCGGTGGAGCGATGATGGCCGGGCTGCTTGCGGCCTCCTTCTTCGCCGGCGCGGCTCGCAGGGCTTTGTTGGCCGCCTTGGCGATTCGTTTCCGTGCCTCTTCGGCCTTCTCGCCCTCCATCACGTCGCGTTTGATCACCTCCGCAGCAAGAACGGCGGCGATCTGATCGGTCTCGATCTTCACATCCGGCGAGACGCGCCGGAGCTCTCGCCGGATCACCTCCAGGACGGGAGGGGTGAGGATCATGGCGCCGAGGAAGAAGCGGGAGAGGGCTTGCTTCTGCGTATGGAATTCGCCAAGGACGGATTTCTGCCACCCCTCCTTGCACCACAGATAGGGAAGCTCGATGTCGCCCGCTGAACGGGTGTTGAGGGCGCAAAAGTCGATGTCGATGACGAGTTCGTGATCGATGGGCTTCGCGAAAACAACGTGGTAAACTTTCCAGACGATCCCGTTGGTGAGGAGCACCCAATCGACGCCTTGGTTCGCAGCATAATCGACCGCCTGCTTTACGTGAGCGTCCTTCAGGTCGATCCCGATGGCCTTCACCTCGATCAAAGTCTGGAGCGCGCCGTCGAGCTTGATGGCGAGGTCGCAGTAGGTGCCCCGAATCGCGAATTCGGAGGTGATCTCGGCGTATTTGTCGTAGCCGAACACCTCGGAGAGCATGTCCTTGATGATCGTGACCGTGTCGGACTCGCCCACATCGCGAGCCTTCGCAGACGAGAGGATGGGCTGGAACTTCTTGATTCCGGCGACGAGGCGCTCGCTGACTTTTTTCGGGATGGCTGCCATGTGGCGACGCTAGGGAAAACAGGCTCCCGGTGTCCAGTGAATTATTCGATATCAATGTTCACCGGCGACCATCCGGCCGTGTCCTTTGTCCCCCGGAATTTCAGGAGCGGCTGGCCCGTCGCGATCAGATTGATCGTCTCGATGGGGCCAGCGACGTTCGGCCGCCCCGGCGCGAAGTGGTCGAGGCCGAGGGCGTCGAGCAAGTCGGCGAGGCCCCTTTGCCAGCCGAGATCGAGCATGAAGCCCCCGATCTTGCCGCCCTTTACCTTGATGAAGAACTCGCACGCCTCCGCTCCAACCGGAAACGGCCACGAGTCGAAGTCCGGATAGCTCGACTTCGGCGGCCCCAGTAAAATCGCGGCTTGCGCGCGCGTCGCGCCGACGAGGTGGCCGGCGGGTATCTTCGGCGCAAACTTGGCGGAGACATTGATCATCGCCTGATCGTCTGCGGCCAGTGCCGAGAGAGGGGCGGCATACCATTTGCCGGACGCGTCTGCAAAGACGGCCTGGCCGTCGCGGACGTGGAGAACGGACCCGACGAAAGTCGCGCCATCGGCCGCCCGCGTCCAGGTGCGGCTCTCGACGAGTGGCTCGGGTTTCGTCGGCTCGGCGTAGGCGAGGGCCGGCAGGATAACCACCAGTGCGGGGACGGATGCTTTCATGGCCGTGGATTCTAGCAGGTTTCCGGATGGTTGTTTGTTCTAGTTGAACGTTTACGGGTCAAAAAAATCAGCCTCATACTGGTCCACGACGATGCCCTGAATCGGAGTGTCGTGGATGGGGATGATCTCGGGGAAATCGGGATTGATAGAGACGAGGTGCGGTGTGGGCTTGCGGTGCCCGCCCTCGACGCGCTCTTCCGGGAGGCGGTATTCGAGGCGTTTGATACACGGTCCGTCGCCGTCGTGGGCGATCACGATGTCGCCCTTGCGCGCATATTCGCCCTGCTCCAGGGCGCGGACGACAACATAGGAGCTATCGGGAAAGTCGGGCTCCATCGATCGACCCCGCACCCTGACGATGTAGTGAGGCCGCCTGCGGAACGAACCGGGCACGATCCGGGTCTCGCCGCTGTGATAGTCGACATCACTGGGTTTCCCAGCCGCGACGCACCCGTAGAAGGGGAGCTCGGTGCGGGGATTGAAGGTCTCCGGCCGGTGGGCGTGGATCATGTCGATCAGCACGCGCGCCTGGTCGATGGCGGCCTTGTCGCCATGGAGCAGGCGGTCGCCCATGTCAGAGATGATTTTGAGCAGGGAGTCTTCCGAGGCATCGCCGATGAAAGTCTCCACCAGGGCTTTGTAGTCTTCGTTGGTCTCCAGCCGGAGCGGGGCCGTGGGGTGGATTGAGCGGTAATCGGTGGGCGGAGGTTGGGAGACCGCAGTTGAACTTTTACCGCCCGGGTCACCTGTTCCGTCGCGAAGCCATTGAACATTCACGTTCAATGCAGCCGCCAGCTTCCCGATGCTTTCCTGCTTGGGGATTTCCCCCTTGAGGTAGCGGTTGATTGAGGTGTGCGACATGCCCGCGGCCCCGGCGATGGCGTGCTTCGTTTGGCCGGAACGTTCAATGGCCAGTTCAAGTCGTTCGGAAAAATTCATATTGTTGAACTTTTTAGTTGCACGATTGAACGTTTTGAATTAATTCACCTACGTTCAATCTGCTGAACAAAAACGCAAGCCCAAATTACGATGCCCCTCCACGTCCATCATGCCCCCGTCGAGCTCGTTGCGGCCAAAGAGCATCTCGCTGAGCACGGCTGGAGCTACCGAGCCGCCTCGCGCCAGCTCGGGATTTCAACTCAGTGGCTCTCCGACGTGCTCAACGGCTGGCAGATCTCTTCCACCCTGGAGCGCCGCATCCTCAAGCTCGGGCGGTGTCCTGATCACCTGATGAGCGCGCGCGCCCGGAACCGCATGACCCGGGCCTGATCGCCCGCCTATCCCTTTCCGCACCCCGCAAAACACGCACCTACCATGCCCTCAACCACCCTCACCAAAGCCGAACGCGACAGCATTGACAGTCTTGTCCACACCTCCATCGACGACGCCCGCAGCTCGCTCCAATGCACCTACAAAGCCGAGGCTGACACCCCGCCCTCGAAGCTCGAAAGCAATCTTCGCATCCTCCGCCTCGCCCTGGAGGAGGAGAAGAACGGCAGCAACCGCGTCTCCCTCCTGAACCTGCTCCGATCCGCGATCCGGGCCAACGAGACCGCCCTGGAGGCGATCGACGGCGATCTCGTCGTCGCGATCCCCATCAACAAGAAGCCGGGGGAGCCGATCCCGGCCCGGCCGGTGGAAGAGTCCGAAGAGGTCGAGGTCTCCCCCGAGGAGCAGGAGCCGGTCGATGCCGAGGAGGAGGTCGATCCCTCGCCGATGGTTCACCTGCGCTACGCGCCGAAGTCGGCCTTCGCCCATCACCCGCGCCTCGCCGACATCCCGATGCCGGGCCGCGTCCTGGAATTCCTTGAGTCGAAGCAGGATGCCGGACGCGCCGCCGACCTCGCCGAGGAGCTCGCGGCCTTCCGCAACGGCGTCTTCCACGCCGGCATCATCGAGCCGCTGAAGGTCGTGCCCTGCCCGCCGCTTCTCTGGAAGACGGTGGCCGGCGAAGTAGACCCCGTCCGCTGGTGGATCGTGGACGGCCGCACCCGCCACGAGGCCGCGCCGGAGAACGAGGAGATCCCCTTCGTCGAGATCTTCCCCAACGAGGTCGATACAGTCATCGAGGCGACCGTTTCGGGCCGCCGGAACTGGACGAAAGGGCAAAAGGCCTACCTCGCCGTCCTCCGGAACCGGCACTTTCTGGAGTCGGAAGTCGGGAACCCGCAGTTCAAAAAGCCCCAATTGGACACTGAGTGTCCAATTGCAGGCGCGGTCCCCGACGAACCGGAAACCCGCGAGGATCTTGCCGCCCGCTTCGGCGTCTCGATGACGCTCCTGAAGCAGGCCATCGAGCTCGTCCGCGCGATGGACAGCCTTCGCGAGGGCTATCCCAAGAAGGTCGAGGATGCCGAAATGCAGGTCTGGGCGGGAGACGGCCTCGCCTCGGTGCTCTCCGGTCTGAAGGGATTCCAATCGACGGTTGGCAAGTCAAAGCCGGGAGGCGCCTTCGCCCTGGCGGCGCGTCATCTCACCGCCGTCGCAAAGAGCGCCAAGAACTTCGCGACCTGGAACCAGGCCGAAATGATGGCCTTCCGCGACGCGGTCGCCGACTTCTGGGAGGCCCTGCCCGCCGAGGCCGGCGACTTTCTCACCCTAGTCCGCGTCCACGACACGCGGTCCATTGAAGCACTGATCGCCAAGCGCGAAGCCGCCAAAGAGGAAGGAGGTGCCTCTTGAGCGCGATCCCCGACGACCACTCACCCTCCCTCGTGCCCCTGCGGGGCGAGCTCCGCATTCAGATCGGATCGACGCCGCTCACCGGCACGGTTTGCACTGCCGACGAGATCCTCGCGATGCGCCCGGCCTGCGCCCGGGCCGCCCGCCGCGCCTACACGACCAATCCCGAGCTGGCCCGGGCCTTTGTCGATGGCATCCTCGAAAGCGGCTGCACCCGCGACCGGGCGCTTGACGTCATCCAACACCACTGCGCCGAGCTCCAGATCGACGACACGCTTTTGATCGAGGCCCTCGGGAAAGCCCACGTGGAAGGGAGGGCGGCATGAGTCAGTCCACCGCGCCGGTTCGAGTTGATGCCTACGACGCTCTAGCGATTTTCAACCGCTACATCATCGAGGCAGAGCAAATCACTGATCCGAAGGCCCGCGAACCCAGGCTCGAAAAAGCCCGGTATTGGCGCCGGATTGCCGATCGCCTCATCGAGAAAGACACCGTCCAGATCCGGCGGAATCTCAACCGCGAGCACGCCTACACCTCCGACGCGGAAGGCAACCTCGTCCCGCTCTCCTCGCTCACCTCCAAGCACCGCGCCCGCCTCCTCGGACGCGCCTCGTGATCCTCCTCGTGACCCGTGACCCATGACTCTTGACCAAAAGCTCGCCCTCGTCTCCCGCGTTGATGCCCTTCGCGACGCCGGTCACTCGACCGAGGCGGCGTGCCTGATGGTCCGCGGGATCTCGATCCAGCAATACCGCCGCTGGAAGCGTGGCGAAGGCCTCGGCAGTCGCGGCGTCTGCGCCGATCCTAACAAGCGCACCGGACGCCCGCCCGCAGTCGAGCTCTCCGACACCGAGGCCGATTCGCTGCGCTGGTTCGCGCTGAAGAAGGAGAGCACCCTCCTCGCCGTCGAGGCGTTCCTCCGCGAGGCCGATCCTCGCCCCGAGGTCGCGGAGACCCTCCACCGCATCCTCGACCGCGCCGCCGCCGCGCGGAAGAAGCAGAGTTGGCCCCTCAGTGTCCGCCGCGCCTGCAAGGTCTCCGACGAGGAGAAGGCGATGTTCCGGGGCGCGAAGCACGCGGCGAACGTCGTGCCCGTCGGATTCCGCCGCATGATCTGGATCGACGAGGCCGGCATCGAGCATGTCCTGCGCCCAGGCGATATCTACGAGAGCGACGACATGTCGCTGAACCAGCCATTCCGCTACGGCGCCGCCGACGAGGAGACGCTGGGCCGTCAAGCGCTCTTCTCCCAATGCGTCCAGTCGCTGAAGTGGCTCGGCGCCTCGCCCTGCGGACGGCCGAAGGACGCCTACCGCGCCGAGGACATCGCGGAACACATGCTCTCCATCGTCGAGGCCTGGGGCCTGCCCCTCTGGTGGCGCCTGGAGCGCGGACCCTGGCAGAACACCTTCATCGACGGCGTGAAGCTCGACGAACTGGGCGAGCGCTTCAAAGGCAAGCGATGGGGCGCGCTCGACGATCTCTTCGGCATCGTCCGCGCCTACGGATCGCGCGGCAAGGGCGGCATCGAGGGCAGCTTCCATTTCTTCCAGGCGCTGATGGCCCATGAAAATCAGACCGTCGAGATCGGCCGGAGCCGCGGTGAGTTCGAGGAGGCGACGAAGCAATTCCTCGCCGCCCGCGCGCTGAAGACTCCCGAATTGCGCCAGCGCGCCCTCGACCGCTTCTGGACCATCGACGAGGCCGCCGACGGCATCCTCCGCGCCATGGAGGATTTCACGGCACGGCCGAAGAGTCGCCGCGAATGGGGTGCCGAGATGCAAGTGCCCGACGAACTGTGGATGGAGCATCCCGGTAAGCGCGAGATGGAGGCCAAGGATCGCTGGTATTTTTATCCGGAGAAGCGCCTCGCGACTGTCCGCAACGGCCAAGTCCAGTTCACCACCGCCCACTGGGGCACGCGCTGCTACGTCGTCAACGGCGTCGCCGACGCGCCGGTCTCCTACCTGCCCCACGGCCTCCGCGTCCTCGTCGCCTGCGATCCGGCCCGGCCCGAGCTGGGCGCCTACGTCGCCAACGCCGACATGGGTCCGATGAATCGCGGCGCCTGGACCTTCGGCCAATGCCTCGTCGCGAACGCCCCCGACTGGGCTCTGGAGGCGCCCGCCCAAATCGACCTCCGCACCGACCGGGCCGCGAAGCGCGAGCTCGGCGCCAGCAAGCGAGCCGCCACCGCCGCCGTGCGGGCCGAGTTCCGCGCCACCCGCGACGCCGGCAAGGCCATCGAGGCCCCCGCGAGGAAGAGCATCGCCCGCGACGGCCTCGGCAACGCCGTCGCCCTCAGCAACCGCCCGGGTATCGACCAAGAGCTGCCCCAGAGCGATCGCACGAAAGCCCGTCGCGAGGATCTCGCCACCGGCTTGCCTGGCCGCCGCAACACCCCCGCCGTCGATCTCGAGGCCCTCGCCGCCGCCGAGGAGGAGGCCGCGAAGGCAATTTGACGATCCTCACACAAAGACACGAAGCCACAAAGCAAAACACGCCATGTCCAATCCCACGCCCGAACAACTTGCCGATGCCGCCCGCGGCCGGCTCGCCGCCCTCTTCCAAAAGCCTGCCGAGATGGAGGGCTTCGACGAAGTCGATGCGCTCGATCAATCCCTCTACGGCGCCGCGACACGCCTGCGCCGAGCCTTGCGCGACCCTGTCGTCCCGAAGGGCGGGGGCGCCATCATCTCCGTGACGCTGGTGCGCCGCGAGATCGAGGCCCTCGTGATGCTCTGCGACCTCATCGCCGTGCCTGATCGGCCCGATACGGAATACCTGCCGAGCAATCTCCCTCTTCAAAACTGACCCCACAAAGAACCAATCCCAACAAAAACACACCATGGAATCCCTCAATCAATCGACCGAAGCCGAGTTCTCGCCAGTCCACGCCGATCTGCTCAATCTCGGCGAGCGCATCCGCGCCTGGCAGCTCTCGCAGACGCCCCGCCTCAGCGACGAGGCACTCCGCTCCCGCTTCCCCGAATTGGGCTCGACCCGCACCTACAAGCGCATCCACACCGGCGACGGCATCGATGGCCTCGACGGAGACGAGTGGCTCGCCAAGTATCAATCCGCGTGGGAGAGGATTTCCGAGAGCGAGCTCGTTCGCACTGCCGAGCCGGTCTACGACGATCTCTCGCCCACCGTCGCCGCCCGTGCCGCTGTCGCGGCCTTGATGCAGGAGACGGGCAACCAGCGCCTCGTCGTCATCCAGGGCGACACCGGCACGGGCAAGAGCGTCGCCCTCCGCGCCATCCGCGAACGCTACGGCCGCACCGCCTACCTCATCGAATCGCACGAGGGTTGGTCGTCTCTCGCGAGCGCCCTCCGCTACTTCGCGGAGGGCCTCGGCATCCGCCCCGGCGACGGCGGAGCGCGGCCGATGAGCTCCGGCGATTGGCTCGAGCTCATCATCGAAAAGCTCAACGCCAGAGGCCGCCGCATCGTGCTCCTCGATGAGTGCCAGCACTGGGGCGGCGAGATGCTGAACGCGCTGAAGACCCTCATCAACCGCACCGACAGCGTCTTCGTCGTCGCGGCCATGGGCACGCTGTGGGAAAAGCTTACCCGCGCCCGCTACCTGGAGGCCAAACAGCTCACCCTGAACCGGATGCTGGAACGCGTCGTGCTCGACGGACCCAGCGTCGACGACGCGCGCAAGATCCTCGATCGCCGTGCCGAGGTGCGCCCGTCGAAGGAGAAGCTCAACCGCATCCTGGATCTCAGTGAGACGCGTGGCGACTTCGCCTTCGTCCGCCGCGTCATCTCCGCGCTGAACGCACAACGCGACGAGGTCAAGGCCCTGCCCGACGACGAGCGCCTCGGCGAGGCCGTCGCCGTGGTGTTGAGGGCTCTGAAGGTCGACTGAACCCTCTCGCATCACCCACCACACCCTATCCGATGCACCGATTCGGCACAGGCCCGCAAGCGAACCGCGCCACGCGCGCGGCGGCGGCCATCGCGATCGCCGCCGCGGTCCGTGAATACAAACTTTGCGAAGGCTGCGGCTCGATCGTCGCGCGGGTCTGTGTCGTCTGCCCCCAATGCCACGCCTACCGGCTCTGTGAAGATCCGGAGCGCGTCCGCCGCGCCGCCCTCGCCCTGGGGCGCAAGCGGCCCGAGCCGCTGGCCTATCAACCCCTCGAAGACTGGGACGAATGAAAACCACCCCACACGGCAAACGCCGGGTCTGTGCGATCCATCTGAAGATCGGCGACCAGGTACACCCGCGCGGCAACCGGCCGAGCGGCTCCTTCCTCCGCACGCAATGGCGCGTCGCATCGATTGACCAGGACGCGCGCCGCATCCTCCTGAAGCTCGGCCGCCAATGCCGCTTCATCGATGAACACGACACCGTCCTGATGGACGCGGTCGAATCCCAGTCACGTTTCTGATCCACATAAATCGACCCAAGACATCAACCCTAATCCTGACATGCAATCCAAATCCATCGAGTCCGCTATGAACAAGGGGCGCCGCAAGGAACTTGCCTCGTTGAAGCGCGACAGTAAGCGCGCCGCCGCTGCCGCCCTGAAGCAACTGACCGCGCTCCGCAAAGAGGCGGACAAGATCATCCGCCTGCACCAAAAGGCCGACGCCGCACACGCCCGCCGTATCGCAATCCTCGAGGGTCGCCTGGGCTGAGATCTCCACCCCATCCACCATCAACATGGACACATCTGAAGTCATCGCCACCTTTGTCGATCGCGGCCTCGCGATCGTCGCCGAGATCGAAGCCCTGGAAAAGGAGTTGAAGCAGATCGAGGCCGGTCTCTCGACCGCGGCCCTCTCCGCGTCGAAAGATGGCCGCACTGAAGCTCTCGTTGACGAAGAGCGCGAAGGTCATCGCTACATGGCTGAGGGCACGGAGAAGACCTTGCCTGTCATCCTTGAGAGCGACCAGATCTCTGGCGAGTTTTCCGAAGACTCAGAGAAAGCGACAAAGCTGAAGGATCTCTGTGGTCATCGGCTCAACCACCTCTACAAGCGCACCGTCGTCTACGCGCGGGTGCCGAAGGACGGTAAGGCATTCCGCGCCGCCGCCGCCGCGCATTGGCCGCCCGATGAGGCCGCCAAAATCATCTCCGCTGCGATCTCGAGAGACAAGCACGGCATTCCCAAGAGCCGGGTCGTCGTCGCGTGGAACCAAGCCAAGTAACCCTATCACCATCCCATCGCTACAACACTTCATGAAATCCCAAGGCAAATCCACAACCTTTCTCATTGCGCTGGCGACGGCCCTCTTCGCCGAGCGCCGCGACACGGGCAACGTCATCACCATCGCCCCTGGTCTCGGCCCGGACCCGCGATTCCTGCACCTGCCGAAATCGGCTAACGCCTGCCGCCTCCCGCGCCACTCCGGCGTCCCCGCCGCCCGGCGCGCCGCCCGCAAGCGCCGCCGCATCCGCGCCCGCCTTCCGAAGTGATTTCCCCGCCCCACCTACCCGCTGCCCGTACCGCACATGAAAACCACCCACACCGACCAGATCCTCGACGCCCTCCACCGGGGCGAGTCCATCACCCCGCTCGAAGCGCTTCAGCGCTTCGGCTGTCTGCGCCTCGGTGCCCGGATCTGGGATCTCCGCCGCGCCGGCCATCCCGTGATCTCCGAGACCGTCGATCCGGGGAACGGAAAGCATGTCTCGCGCTACTTCTTCGATTCTGACTACCTCGCGGCGAAACGCGCCCATGCCGTGATCGTCGATGAATCCCAGGAGCGTCCCGAGTTTCCCCTCGCCCGATGAACCCGATTCGGAAGGCTATCATCGAGGCGGAGATCGCCCTCGCCACCCTGCGGGTCGAGAGACGCGCCGTGGTCCGCGCCGGGCGGGCTTTCGCCATCGGCTTCGCCGCCGGGGCTGTCCTCGGCGCCGGCCTCATGCTCCTCATGTCCTGACACAATGCCCACCGTCATTCCAGGCCAATCCCGCCAACCCGCCCCCGACCGCCGCGAGCCCGTCGCGAGTCTCCCGCATGAGACTCGCGGCGATGCCGCCGGCGGGGGGACGGAGGCGGCCTCGCCGCGCATCGATCCGCCGAAGGCGAGGGGGCCGCTCTCGCACAACCAGAAGGCCAAGCTCGCCATCGCCGCTCGGTCCGCCTTCGACAAGCACCACAAAGCAGGCCTGATCGACAATGGGCAGACCTTCGACGACTGGCGCCATGCCGAATGCAGCGCCGCCACCGACGGCCGAGTCGGCGGATTCCGCGAGGCGACCCAGCGTGACTACCGGCTCCTTCGCGGGCACTTCGCGAACCTCAACGGCGATGGAGCCACCGCCATCCAAGACGCCATCCACGGATCGCCCGACGAGGCCGACCTCGACCAGGCCCGCGCCATCCTCCGCCGCGAGTGCCGGACCAAAGGCCACGCCTATCCCGAATACCCCGCCGCGATCTGCCGCCAGCAATACAAGCGCCCGCTCTCCGAGGCATCAATAAAACAACTCTGGTCCCTGATCTACACCGTCCGCAACCGAAAGAAGAAACCCTCCGCATGAAAGATCCCGTCCTTGTCGTCGAAGCCGCCCCCGGCGAGCGCGGTGCCTGTCCCGCCGGCGCCCTCGACCCGTCGCAGGTGAAGGCCCCTCCATTCGCCATCTGCCGCATGACGCGGCTCGGCAATGGCGACTACCGCCCCGTGCCCGTCGAGTGGGGCGAATGGATCAGCCTCCGCGACGACGCCGCGGCGAGGCTCGGCATCAATCTGAGCCGCAACACGCTGATCCGGCTATGGCTGAACGGGTACATCAAGATGCGCCAGCCATCCCCCCAGATCTACGAGCTGAACCTCGCCAGCCTCGTCGACCACCTCCGCGCCGTCCGCGACGACTCCGGATTCTGGTCGCGGCCCGCCGCCGACGGCACGAATCGCACCCGTCGAGAAGCCTACGCCAAGGAGATTTACTGAGCGACCCCGCGAGCGGGTCGCAAAAGTCGGCAAATCGACGACCCGCCCCGCCCGAGGGTGACCACCGCGAAAATCCAGCCCCCCCCGCCAATTTCGCCCGCAGAGGGCAAGAACGAAAACGCGCCATGAATGAAAGCACCATGTCCCCCCCCCCCCGACTCAAAGCCCGAACCGAAGGAGCGGCCCTATCTCCGCTCCGTCAAACAGATCTCCGGAGAGGGGGGCAAGCCGAGATTCCGCCTTGTCAAGATCGACAAGGAGGGGCGTCGCAAACAGTTCACTGTCTCAGTCGTCTCGTCGTCCGTCCTACCATTCGTCGAAAAAGAGTTCCTGAGATCATGAAGCCCTCCGTCACCGATTGCCTGCTCTGCGGCCCCGAACTCGCGGCATCGTGCCAGCTCTGCAATCCCCTTCGAAAGGGCGCTAACGTCTAAGCGATGCCAACCCCTGGGGCTAACCGGGGAAATCTCAGAAAACCAAACGATATGACCGAAGAAATCAAACTCACAAATACGATAGGCCAGCCCCAGGGGGTTGGCATCCGCGCCTTGTTCGCCATCGCTTTGGCGACGCTATGCGGGTGCGACGACATGCCCAAGACTGAATATGGTCCAACGCTGACAGAGGAGGGGGAGATCTATGATACGGCATACGTTCCGGCTGGCCACGGGAGTGATACGACGGTCGGTTTCAATACAGGCAAAGGTGGCGGAGTCACAATAACGCCTGTCAGCATCGACATTCCAGAGCGCTATGCAGTAGTCTTCAAGTGCCAGCACGGAAAGTTCGTCATTGCCGGAGAAAAAGGAAAAGAACTCTATCAGCGCTTCGAGCGCGGAGAAAGATGCACAATCGAATACCGAGAAGTCATCCGTGTAGAAATGAAGGATGGCAAAGAGGTGAGTCGCAGCGTCTATGATCTGGACTTCCTCGACGCCAAGAAACATCAGGAGGCGGAGAAGGCTCCGTGACGTATGGCGAACGATCAAACTGAGCCGACAGCGAGCACAAGACCATGAAGACACGACAGACAACCTTCGAGCCGTTGGCTCCACTGCCTGGTTCGCCTGCGGCTCACCGCGCCGAGAGTCAGGCGAACACTTATTCAGGGACAGATGTCCCATAATCCAACACCGACAAAAACCATGACATCAAAGCAACTCAAACAAAAAGAACGAGCCTTGACTGAGCTTCGGGACCGGATTCGGGCGAAGCATCTTTCCCTCGATACCGAGCGGTCCTACGTGCCGTCCGTTGGGAAATACATCGACTTCATCTGTTCGCGAAAGTGGCCCGACGGGCTGCCCGCTGAACGGAAGATCGAGGCATTCCTCACCAGCGTCGCCAAGAGCGGCGCCGCCGCCTCGACCCAGGACGCGAAGTTGCACGCCATCCTTTTCTATTACCAGCAAGTCCGTCGCGAGGAGCTGGTAAACATCGATGCTCTCAGAGCCAAGAAAGGCGACCGCAAACGGCAGGCGCCACCTTTCCGCGAGACGGAAAAGGTGCTGCTCGCGGTTGCGGATTGCGGGGCCTACCCGACGCGACTCATCTGCCACCTGATCGCGCATTGTGGACTGAGGTTAAAAGAAACCCTCTCGATCCGCCTGAAGGATCTCGATCCGGATCGAGGAAAGCTCACGATCATCGAGGGCAAGGGGAAAAAGGATCGATTCATCAATATTCCGTACTCGTTGCTCCCGAGGTTGGCCCAACAAGTGAAGGTCTCCGAGGCAGTCCACGAGCGCGCCAAGATACAAGGAGTGCCAGTCAAGTTGCCGGGCCTCTACGCGAAGAAAAATCCTGCGGCGTCTTTCCATCGCCGCTGGTTTTGGCTCTTCCCTCAGATCAATCCCTGCACCGATCCCCGCACCGAAAAGCTCGTCTGGTGGCATTGCCACCCGAAGACGGTTCAGCGCGCCATGCGGATCGCGAACGACCGCGCCGGCACCGAAGGCATCACGCCGCACATGCTGCGGCACGCGTGGGCGACGGAGGCCCATGCCGATGGCGCCCACGTCCGCGACATTCAGGAGATTATGGGACACAAATCCATCGAGACCACGATGCGCTACCTCCGGCCCGATCCGGAGCGCGTCCCGAGCCCCTTTGAAAAGCTGCGATTGACCGCGTGAAATCCGATATCATCCCTGCCCATGCTCCTCGCCGCCCCAGCCCCCCACGACGAAGCCGCCGCCCTCATCCGGGGCAAGCTCCCGGCCACCCGTCGGCTCTTCGATGCGATGGCGCCGGAGCTCCAGGCCGCCGCCGTCGTCATCACCGGCGTCGAGGATCTCCATGCCATCGAGCGCGTGCGCAACCTCGTCGCCGGCATCCCCGAGGGCGAGGACTGGGACGACGCGAAGCGGGAGATCGCGGCGGAGATCGACGCCTGGCTCGACGACGAGGAGGCGTCCGAGCGTCGTGCCGAGCTGATCCTACGCAGCCACGGCTACGCGGCCTACGCGAAGTCGAACTGGGCCGCCCTGGAAGAGCAGCAGTACATCTTCCCCTGGCGCAAATACCAGACCGCGCAAGACGAGCGCGTGCGTGGCACCCACGCCGCCCTCGATGGATTGATCGCCCCCGCAGACTCGCCCTTCTGGCGAAGCCACACCCCGCCCTGGGAGTTCGGATGCCGCTGCGATGTTGTTGGTCTCACCAACGCCGATGTGAAGGATCTGCGCAAAGCCGACCTCCGCAACCCCGACGGCAAGCCCGCCATGAAGTTCGTCGACCGCGGCCCCGAGCTGGAGGCGCTGGAGCTCGGCCACCTCTACCGAGACGGCGTGATGAACTTCGTCGCCCGCAATCCCGACGGGTTCAAGTTCGATCCCGAGGGCGGCATCGTGACCCTCGACATGCTCAAAGGCCTGCGGAAGCGTGTCGGCCCGAAGCTCTGGGATGGCTTCGCCGACTGGGCGCGCAATGCCGCCGTGCCGGGGCAGGGGAGCGCTTGGGATTACCTGACAAAGCCCCCAAGGAGGCGCAAGGCCGCCATCGTGCCGCCGCCTGTTGTTCCTCCTGCGCCTCCGTCGTCTTCACCGGCCACGCAACCACCGACGCCCGTTGTTCCTGTCCCCCCGACTCCCGCTCCCGCCGCCACTCCAAGTCCGGTGCCGGCACCGGCACCGAAGATGTCGAAGGTCGAGAAGGTTCGCGAACAGATCCGCACTGCCGCCTACAAAACGGAGCAGGGTCTGGGCTCGACAGCGAAGGGCAATGCCAACACCAGCGCCATTCTTCGCAACGGCGTCCACGTCGTCTTCAAATCAAAGAGCGGAGAGTATCCCCGCGAAATTCGCCCCGGCATCAAGGCCCGCACCCAATACAAACGCGAGATCGCCGCGAGCATCATCGACGAATACCTCGGCACGGGCATGGTGCCCCCCGTGGCTGAGATCACTTGGAAGGGCGATGTCGGATCGGCCATGTTGTTCCAGGTCGGTCTCACCGAAGGCCAGGTTCCGCCGAACTATCTCAAATATGCCGGGCACGCCTTCCCGCGCTCCCTCCGCGAGCGGTGGCAGCTCTTCGACGATGTTGTAGGGCACCTCGACCGCCACGGAGGCAACTGGTTGACCGACGGAAAAGCCGTCAGTTTGATCGACAACGGGCTTTGTCTGTCGGAAATTCCAGTCTACAACATCTCCGGATCGTGGACGCGCTTCCCTGGCCCCCTCGATCAAGAGCCCCTATCGGCGAAGTCGGCGAAGCGGCTGAACGACTTTAAGTCAAAGCGCGCCGAGATCGACGCAAAACTCGCGCCGCTGATTTCCCAACCAGCCATCGACAGCATGTGGCTCCGCGTCGAGACGATGCTGCGCACCAACAAACACGGACTATGAAGAAACGAGTGATTTTCAGATTCGACGGCGAGGTCATCGGCGAGATCCATCACGACGAGACCGGTGCCCTGGTGGCGACCACCGACCGCGTGCGGTGGATCACCGGACAATCCATCGACATCGGCGACCGCCGCATCCAGCCGGGCGAGGATGACTTCGTCGGGCTGCTTCCGGTTGCCTACGCTGGCGGGCGATTCCGCGCGGAGCTGGTGGACGAATGAGCGTTTGCATGAAAGTCTCCCTCCGCCTCACCCGCAACACCATTTCCCCCTCCCTCCATCGCCGCGCCCGCGCCCTGAAGGACCGGAAGCCGCTCCTCCGTGCCATGGGCGAGTTCGCCGTCCAGCACACCAAGCGCGCCTTCAACGAGCCCGCCTTGCGCCCCTCGCCGTGGCCGAACCTCGCCAGCGGCCGACCCGCTCGCCTGCGCCTCAATCAACTCCTCGCCCGCTCGCCTCGCGTCGTCGTCGTGGACAATGGAAAGGCCGTCGTTGGGTCCGATCGCCGATACGCCGCCATCCACCAGCTCGGCGGCCAGACCGGCCCGCGCGTGATCCGGCCGAAGAAAGGCAAGGCCCTCCACTGGCCCGGCGCCCGGCATCCCGTGGCGAAGGTGAACCACCCCGGATCGAAGATCCCGGCCCGCCCCTACTTCCCCTTCCTCCCGAACGGTCGACCGGCTCCCGCCTTCCGTCGCAAGCTACAGGGCGTCGTAAGGATCAAGATCAATTCGTTGTTGCGCGTGAGTTAAACTCCCGCCAACCCGTCCCGCTGGCTTTGTCGCTCTCCTTGCGGGGGGGGAAGCTCCTGCACCGGTCAATCCCCGTGCATGAGCAAAAAGTCCGCAGTCTCACTCCCCGTCGAAATCACGACCCAGCTCGTGGCCCTCGCCGCCGGCCCGCTCCAGATCCCGGCCGCGACCGATGGCGCCGAGCGCACCTTGCCGACCCGTCTCCTCGCCATGCCCTGGGGCACGAGCAAGACGAACAAGGGCGACCTCACCGTCAACGAGGTCACCCTCTCCGCCCTGCCTCGGTTGCAGGCCGCCGCGAAGTTCGACCGCATTGCCTTCGATTTTTCGCACAACACCGTCAACGCGAAGCCCGGCGACGAGCCGGTGAAGGTCGCCGGCTACGGCACCCCCGAGATCGTCTCGGGCGAGGGCATCTACCTTTCCGCCATCGAATACACCGAGGATGGCAAGGCCGCCCTCCTCGGTGGGCACTACCCCGACCTATCGCCCACCGTCCACGTCAACGCGAAGGGCGAGGTCATCTTCATCCATTCCCTCGCCGCCGTCAGACAGGGTGAGGTCGATGGCTTGACCCTCTTCAGTCCCGCCGCCGGCACCAAGACCGCCGATGCGATGAAGGCCCTCTCGGCCGCCGGCATCATTACCGGTGAGGAGCCAGACTTCCGCGCCGTCGCCATCGCCGCGCTGAATTCCCTCGGCGCCGCCCTCGACGACGAGGCAGACGGCGCCGCCATCCTCGCCGCCGCCGCCACCCTGCGCGGCAAGACCTCTCCCACCGACAACCCCGACCTCATCACCATGTCCGCCGACGAACTCAAAACTCTCACCGCCCGCCTCGACGCCCTGGAGAAGGACGGGGTCGATTCCCGCCGCCAAGTGATCCTCTCCGCCGCCAAGCGCGACGGCAAGGTCATCCCGCTCTCCGCCGAGTCCATCGCCAAGACCGATCCCGAGACGCTCGAGGAGATGGTCAAGAATCTCCCCGCCGGGCAAGTGCCGCTGGAGGCCGAGACCTCCGACTCCGCAGCGGAGGTCACCCTCGCCGCCGGTCTCACCGCGGCGGAGCTGAAAGCGGCGCAGCAAGTCGGCCTCTCCGCCGAAGACTTCAAGAAGTTCGGCAAGCAAGTCGCCTGATCCTGACAAGCCTCTCAACCACCCACTCTCAACTCTCAACTAGATGAGCGCCACCACCACCGACCGCAGTCTCCTCCGAAAGATCACCCGGGGCCTTTCCGTCCTCGTCGCCGCCGCGACGAAGATCCCCCTCGGCGTGCTCGTCGCCCGCAATGGAAGCGGCTACGCCGTCAATGCCGCCAATGCCGCGGCGCTGAAGGTGGTCGGCTACTCCGTCGCCGCCGCCGACAATACCGCCGGATCGGCGGGCGACCTCGCCGTCCAGGTCGATGCCGGCACCGCCATCCTCCTGGAGAACGACGGCACCAATCCGGTCACCTCCGCCCATGTCGGCGAGCGCTGTTTCGTCGTCGACAATCAGACCGTCGCCAGCGTGCCCGGTTCCTACGCCGTCGTCGCGGGCATCGTCGAGAGCGTCACCAGCGCGGGCGTCTACGTGCTGGTTGATCCCGTGGCCGTGAGCGGGTCCGACAGCGGCAGCCTCGCCGTCGATGTCGCCAACGCCGAGACCCCCGACGGGGACGCCTACGTCACCATCCAGAGCTCCGTCGCGGCCCGGCAAGTGCTCCGCGTCTGGTTCGCCGCCACCGCCTACGCCGCCCCGGCCGATCTGGGCACCCTCACCGCCACGACTGGCGTGTTGCTCAAGGAAGACACCGACGATGCCCTCGCCACCGTCGTCACCGACGCCACCGGCCTCGCCGTCCTCAACCTCGACCTCGCCGTCGACGGCACCGTCCACGCCATGGTTGAGCGAAACGGCATCTGCTACACCGACAGCGCGGCCATCACCGGCAACTGATCCTGACGAATCCGCAATCCGCAATCTCCAATCCGCAATCCCATGATCGTCTCCAAAGCCGCCGCCGTCGCCGCCGCCACCGCCTTCCGGGCGGTCTTCAACAAGGCCCTCCAGGGGGCGTCCGAATCGACCTTCGTCCGCTGGCTCGCTCAGCAGGTGACCGACGCGGCCGACGCGGTCAACTACAACTGGCTCGCCGCCATCCCCGGGATGAAGGAGCTGAAGGCCGCCGCCGAGATCGCCGGCCTGGAGCTCATCACCTGGACCGTGCTCAACAAGCCCTGGCATGACACCATCGAGGTGAAGGAAAGCGACATCGCGCATGATCGCCTCGGCCTCTACAACCAGCGATTCGAGATGCTCGCCGCCGCCGGCGGGCGCCACCCCGACGAGCTCGCCGCCGCGGCTCTCCTGAACGGCTTCACCGCGAAGGACTACACCGGCGTCGCCTTCTTCCACAACAGCAAGAAGCACTTCCCCGGCGCGAAGAACACCTTCGACAACAAGCTCGAGCTCGCCCTGACCAGTGAGAACTTCGACACCGCCGTCGCCATGCTCCAGACGAGCAAGATCGTCTTCCCCGACGGCAGCGAGACGAAGCTCGCCCTCGGCAAGGATCTCGTGCTGATCTGCGGCCCGAACAACCGCGCCGCCGCACTGAAGATCCTCAACGCTGACCTCGTGATCGAGGACGACGTCGCCGTCTCGAACGTGAACAAGGGCACCGCCAAGCTCGAGGTCTGGCCCGAACTCGGCAGCTCGCTCGCCTGGTTCCTCATCGACCGGATGAGCCTCCTGAAGCCCCTCGTCTACCAGGTCGCCGAGCCGGTCCGCCTGAACTCCTGCACGAACCCCGACGACAGCCACGTCATCAAGCACCACACCTACCTCAACCAGGCTTACGGCGTCTACAACGTCGGCTATTTCATGCCTCAGGCCATCGTCGGTTCCACCGGCGGCGAGTGATCCCCCCCCCTCAATTCCTGACCCATAGCCATCAGTGATCCGGAGGGGCGGGCGGAGCAATCCCCCCCGCCCCTCTTGTCTAACAGGCCCGCCCAAATGTCCTACATCGACAGAGCCTCCGTGATCGCCAAGCTCCCCGACCGCTTCTTGGTCGAGGCCCTCGACGATGATGGTGACGGCGAGGAAGACGCCGGTCTCTTCGATGGCATCCTCGCCAATGCCGAGCGCGAGATCGACGGCTACGTCGAGGGTCGCTATGCCCTGCCGCTATCCCCTGTGCCCGCCTTCCTCGGCACCGCCGCCCTCGTCCTCGTCCTCGAGGCGCTCTATTACCGGCGCGGCTTCGATGGCGAGACGAATCCCTGGCGAAACCGTGCCAGCGAGACACGCGCCCGCCTCCGCCGCATCGCATCCGGAGAGGAAACCCTCGTCGCCGGCACGGAAAAGGCCGCGCCCGGCATCACTGCCATCACTGAACCCGCACGCACGCATTCCAAAGGAGGCCGCCTCTTGGCCTGACAAATCCGCAATCCTCAATCCGCAATCCAAAATTCTCATGACCAGCGACACCGATTCCGCCCGCCCTGACAAATTCCCCGACCGCCCCCGGCGCCGCGAGTCCCCTGACGCCGGAGTGATCCTCGCCGAGGCCCTGTCTGCCGCCCCTGACGAGGTGGTCGAGGCCCTCGGCGGCGCCCCCGTCGCCGTGCCCTCGCAGGCGGCCCGCCGTGTCATCGCGAGGCCCGCCGGCCGCCGCGAGGCCGATGCTCCCGGCGCCGCGCCCGCCGCCACGAAGGCCGTGCCCGGACGGGCCGTGAACCCCCTCTTCGATGCGCCGGGCAAGGCGGCCCTGTCTGCCGCCGTCGACATCCGACGCCTGCGCTCCGCCCTCGGCTCCGTCGCCACCTGCATGGATGCCGCCGCCGATCTCTACGACCTCGCCATCGCTGGCGACGCCCCCGCCATCCGCGATGCCGCCGCTCGCGAGGGATTCGACCTCGACGCGGCCGGGGCCGTCGTCGCCGAGATCCGCGCCTTCCTCGACCGGCACAAGCCGAAGTCCCCCAGCTCCGCCCCCGCCCCATGATCGCCCTCGGCCTCACCGCCTGCGGCATCCTGATCATCCTCACCCTCCTCACCCTGATCGACGCCTTTTCCGCCTGACCCTATGACCCCCGCCGTCCTCCTCCGCGAGATCGAAGACTCTCTGCGCCCCCTCGTCCAGGGCGAGGGGGGCGAGCTCGATGTCGGCGAGACGCCCGAGGACACGCTCTCCCTTCTGGGCGTGTCGCCGTCGAACTTCCGCGTCATCCTCCAATGGGCCGGGCACGATGGAGACGGGGCCACCTATGGCAGTTCCAGAGTCGGCCGCATCGCCGTGATCGTGCAGGCCGCCAAGGGGATGCGGGTCGACCGCGGCGCGGATCTCCATCGCCCCGCCCCCGCCGACCCTACCAAGCTACCATTCTTGGAGCTGGTCGCCAAGGTGAACGCCTTCATCCGCAGTCTCGTCTTCCTCGATTCGGAAGGCCAGCTCGTCGACGACATCGAGCACATCAAGAGCCGCAATCGGCGCCAATGCTTCACCGAGCTCGGCGGCGATTGGCTGGAGATCGAGGGCGTCGCCCTGCGCCAATATCAGACCAATTTCTCCCTCCGCTACGCCGACACCGCCGCCTGACAAATCCGCAACCCGCAATTCGCAATCCGCAATCCGCAATGGCCGACTACACCGTCAACATCGACTTGCCCGACCACAAGCGCGGTGATCGGTGGATCGGCATTGCCGCCATCGGCCCCGTGCTGATCGACGAGGAAACCCCCGAAAACGAGCTGGTTCGCCTGCGGATGCAGTTCCGCCGCGTGAGGGGCAGCGAGGTCTTCACGATCGACACCCAGGGCAGCCCCGACGCCCCCGCCGTGATCGACGACGCGGAGACTTGGGAGGCCCACATCCCCGAGATCCAGAGCTTCCTCTCCCTCGCGGGCAAGTGGGAGTGGGACATGGAATTTTACGAACACGGTAAGGCCAATCCTCTGACTCTCTACAAAGGCGTCGTCACCGTCCACGCTGACACCACCCGATGAGCATCGAGCTGACACCGATCGAGATCAACGCGCCCGTCACGATGGGTTTCATTGGACCGACGGGTCCGATGGGACCGACCGGGGCGACCGGGGGGACCGGGGCGACCGGGGCGACTGTCACGGGTCCGACGGGTCCGACCGGTTCGATGGGGGCGACCGGCCCGACCGGCCCGAAGGCGGTCAACTGGCAGGGCGATTGGTCCGGAGACTCCGTCGGCTACGTCCTCGACGATGTGGTGCACCATGCCGGTGCGCTCTACATCTGCATCCAGGTCCATACCAGTGCGGGGAGCAATCCTCCAGCCGAGATCCCATTGTATTGGGATGTCTTTATCTCAAGTGTTGGGCCGACCGGCCCGACCGGCCCGACCGGGCCGACCGGGCCGACGGGTGAAGTCGGGCCGACCGGAGCCGATTCCGAGGTGCCTGGCCCGCCCGGGGCGACCGGGCCGACCGGGGCAGGCGAGCCTGGTCCGACGGGTCCGACCGGTCCGACCGGCCCCACCGGCCCGACTGGCGCAGGGGCCACCGGCCCCACCGGGCCGACCGGCCCCACCGGCTCCGGAGGCGGGGACCCGATTGTCGATCCCGGCGTGGCCTACATCGATGTCGTCAACGGAGACGACGACACGGGAGAGGTGGGTAATCCCGCCGCGCCCTTCGAAACCGCCGAAGTGGCGTTTGGGTTGGGCGCCCGGGCCTTCCGGTTTTCCGGCACGTCGCACAACTGGACGCACAATAGCACCATCGGCGACGCGGCGGTGATCAGCATTTTCGGCGTGCCAGGGCAGAGCTACCTGATCCTGGAATGGCTGGGCTTCGACGGCGAGTCCGGCACGCCCGGCGAGTCCGGCACCCCCGGCGCCACCGGATCAGGCCCCGGCATCAGTGGTGATAATGGGGGGAATGCCGTATCCAACGGTGGCGATGGGGGCGACGCGACGCGGCCCCAAGCATTGACTATCTACAGCGACTTTTCCGTTACCCTCGATCTCGTGGGCGCTGGCGGCAATGGCGGCACTGGCGGCGATGGCGGAGCCGGCGGCAATGGTGGCACCGGTGGTGACGGAGATGTCGGCACCTCGTCCGGCAATGGAGGCACAGGCGGGGACGGTCTCAATGGCGGCGGGGGGGGCGACGGGGCCGACGGCCCTGACATCGTCTGTATCTCTACGTCAATTCAGAATGTGACGCTGAACGCGGGCAACGCTGGACCTGGGGGAGGCGGAGGCGCCGGAGGCTCCGGAGGCCCGGGCGGGGCGGATGGTGGCGCTGGTGTGGGATCGCCGGGCGGAAATGGCGCCTCCGGCTCGCCCGGCTCGGGGGGCGGCTACGCGACTGACTCTGGCAGTCTCACGCTCCGAAATTGCATCGTCTACGGCTCAATCACCTTCAGCGATGCAGGATCTCCCACGCTCTACGCGACCCTCTTGGGTGACGTGTTCACTGGTAATCCGTAATGACCCTCTCCGCCGCCCTCATCGTCCGCAACGAAGCCTCCGAAATTGAGGCCTGTCTCACCACGCTCCGCGAGGTGGACGAGATCGTCGTGTCCGACACCGGCAGCGCAGACGACACCGTCGCCCGCATCGACAAATGGGCGATCCGCCACAAAAAGCCCGTGCGCGTCGATACCCGCTTCCTCTGGGTCGACGACTTCGCGGCCGCCCGCAACTACGCCGCCTCGCTCTGCACCGGCGACTGGATACTCCACATCGACGCCGACATGCGCCTCGCCGCCGGTGGCGTGCCTACCCTCCGCAAGGCCCTCGCCACCGCGAAAGGACGCACCATGGCCATCACCCAGGAATCATTGATGGGCCAGTGGCGCAACCGCCGCGTCCTCTGTCACCGTCCTGTCGTGGAGTGGGTCGGCGCCATCCACGAAGCCCTCGACACCGACGATGGAGAGACCGCCCCTGTCACCGTCTTCTACGGCTACAGCGACAGCCACGCCAAAGATCCCGACCGCAATCTGCGCATCCTCCGCGCCGAGGCCGACCGCGATCCCTCGCCCCGCAACTGCTACTACCTCGGGTCGGAGCTCTGGGACCGAGGCCAACTCGACGGCGCTCTCGAATGGTTCACCCGCTGCGCCCACACCACCGCCTGGGTCGCCGAGCGCGCCGACGCCCTCCTCTACCTCGCGAAGATCCGCTGGCGACAACACCGCGGCGACGAGGCCCGCCTCCTCTGCCTGCAATCCATCGGCCTTGTTCCCGACTGCAAAGAGGCCCTCCTCCTCATGGCCGAGATGTCCTTCCCCGCCTCCGCCGCCATCTGGACGCGCTACGCCGCCGCCGCGAAAAACACCGGCGTCATCTTCGCCCGCGCCGCCTGAAGCGACGCCTCGCCTGACCCTTTCCTAATCCGCAATCTCCAATCCTCAATCCTCCAACACCATGGGCTTCGACACCACCTTCACCGACAAAGCGCTCGTCCTCAGTGACAGCGACGCCATCGTCTTCGGCACCGCCATGATCGGCGATGACTACGGCGAGGTAAAATCCGCCAGCGTCAAGCGCACATCCGACAAAGTCGAGATCGAGAACAGCGTCGGCGGTCTCCGCGCCCTGGTGCTGAAGAAACGCCGCTTCGAGCTCAGCCTCGAGGTCCGCCTCGACAGCGATGTCGACCCCCCGGGCGAGATGGACATGATCGTCTTCCCCGTCGCCGGGGTCACCGGCCGCATCATCGATCCCGAGATCAAATGGGAGGCCGGCGGCGCCCGCATGATGAGCTTCACCGCCACCAACTGGGACGAGATCACCGACGCCCACCTCTACTCGTGGGATGGCGAGGAACTCACCGAGCTGGACGAAGGCCCGACGCCGTGACCTCGGCCCGGCCCCTCCCGGCCCCCGCCCTCCGGGCGTTTCCATAGGGGCGGCACGTCTCTGGACGGGCCGCCCCGCCCTTTCCCTCAGCACCCTAACCCCTCATGAACGAACACGACCCCTCCGCCGACTCCGCTCTACCACCCATGACCCGCACCGAGGCGAGCTTCCACGCCTCCGTCGCCGGCGCCCGCGCCGCCCACGCCGCCAAACAGTCCGGTGGTGATCCCGCCCACGCCACCGCCCTCGGCACGGCCGCCGTCGGCGGGAAAGACATCCACGGCGTCCGCTTCACCCTGCCCAGTGCCTACAGCGCCCTCGCCGTGCCCGCGATCACCGAGCTCATGGAGCGGCACGGCATCCGCATCATGCAGATGCAGAGCGACGGCCTCTTCCTCGCCGCCTTCCACGCGCCCCGCGAGGTCTACCGCCTCGCTGTCGTCCAGGCCGACGCCGAGGCCGCCAAGAAACTCGTCGCCCTGGCCAACGACATCGTCCTCACCCTGGACACCCGAGAGGCCATTGATGAGGCTGTCGCCTGGTGCCTCGATGCCTTCCAACGCCTCAACGGCGTAAAAAAGCCTTCGGCTCCCGCCCCGGAGGCTCCGCCGGACCCGTCAACCGCGACCGCCTCCTCCAATCCATCGCTGATCACCACCGCGAAGGAGGACCAGGCTGGGTGGTGAGCATCCTCGACGCCATGATCGCCGAGTATCACATGACCCTCGCCGCGGCCATGGAATTTCCCCTCGAGGCCTACCTCGCCCTCGTCCCCGCCCTCGTCTCCCGCCACGGCGGGCGGAGCAACGGCCCCGACTACGTCGATCTCGCCGCCATCAACGCCCGAGAAAAGGCATGGGCCTTCCTCCGCCGGCATTTCCACATCCTCCCACAGGGTCAGAAAGGCCCCATGAACGCCCTCGCCGCCTGGTTGCCCCCGACCTCTGACCTCTGATCTCTGATCTCTGATCTCCGCCATGTCCGACGGTGCCCTCAGCTACGCACTCTCACTCTCTGGAGGCAGCGCCTTCCTCGGCACCCTGAACAGCGCCGCCGGTGGCGTCGCGAACTTCGCCGCCCGCGTTGGTGCTTTGGCCGCCCCCCTCGCCGCCCTCACTGGCGGCGTCGGCGCGCTCGGGATCGCGATGAAGAGTCTTTCCCAGGCCGCCGACATGGAGAGCATCGTCACCTCCATGGGCGTCCTCACAGGCGGGGCCGACAAAGCCAAGAAGCTCCTCGACGACCTCCGCCAGATGGGCGCCTCCACGCCCTACGAATTTCCCGCCCTCGCCACTGGTGCGCAAACGATGCTTTCCTTCGGCATCGCCACCGACCAGATCCTGCCCCTGATCAAGATGCTCGGCGACATCTCCATGGGCTCCGCCGACAAGATGGGCTCCCTCACCCTCGTCATGGGTCAGGTCGCCAGCGCCGGCCGCCTCACCGGGGGCGATCTGCTCCAATTCATCAATGCTGGCTTCAATCCTCTCGTCCAGATCGCCGCCCGCACCGGCGAAGAGATGTCCGATCTGCGGAAGCGCATGGAGGAAGGTGGCGTCGGGTTCGACGAGGTCCGCCAAGCCATGCTCGACGCCACCTCCGCAGGCGGGGCCTTCTACGGCATGATGGGCAAGATGGCAGGCACCACCCAAGGCCTCGTCTCCACCCTGAAGGATGAGGTCAACGGGCTCTTCCTCGCCTTCGGCCAGCCCATCAACGACGCCATCAAGCCCATCCTGACCGATGCCATTGCCCAAGTCTCCGAGCTGAAGCCCCTCATCGCGTCAGTAGGCGAATCCGCCGCCACCGGCCTTTCCCGGGTCTATGCCGCCGCCAGCTCCGGCCGGCTCGGTGCCCTCCTCGAGGCCGAGCTCCTCTACGTCGGCGCGAATTTCGTCAACTTCCTCGGCGGTGGATTCCACGACGCCGTCCAGGGTCTGGCCGGCTTCGGCAGCTTCCTCGGCGATGCCATGAGCGGGGTCGGCTCCATCCTCACTGGCCACCTCCTCGATGCGGGTCAGACCTTCGCCGCCTTCCTCATCGACCGCGTCGGCGGGAATCTCGCTAATCTTATCGAAACCCTCCCCGGCATGGCCGGTGCCGCCGCGAATCTAAGGGGCCGCGCCGCCCGCACCGCCACCGAGATCGCGCTCGCTGGGAATCCCGAGGCCGAGGCCCAAAAATCCAAAGGCAAAGAGCTCCTCTCCCTCGCCTACGATGCCATGGTCCGGGCCGGCAGTGGCGGCAAGGTCATCGGCGATGACAAGATGGCAGAGCTGAAATCCGATCGTGACGAGATCCGCACCGTCCTCGATCGCGAGATCCGGGCCGAGGCCACCGCCCGCAAGAAAGCCGCCGAGGAAGTCGACGCACTAGCAAAGGCTGAGGCCGAATGTGCCGCCGCTCTAATGGAGCAGGAATCGGCCCTCAAAAAAGCCGCCACACAAACTGCAAACGCTCCGGCCGGCACCCTCGGCGCCCTCGGCGAAGCGATCGGCAGTGAAGTCTCAGGCGGCGATGCCCCTGGCCGTCGTCGTAGCCGCGTCCTCAGCGCCTCCGAATCCCTCGCCCAACGCTTTTTCCGCATGTCCAAGGCCGACAAGGAAAAGTTCCAGGGCTGGAGCTCCATGGATCTGTTCAGCTCCGGCGGAGGCCTCGCGGAGGGCGCGCAAGCCGCCCGCGAGGTGGGCGCCACGATCTCGCCGCAGGCCCGCGCCCTCGGCGACAGCAACCGCGCCGCCCGCGAAAAGCCCGAAACCAACCGCGATCTCGCCTCCATCCTCCGAAAGATCGAGGAAAACACCGCAGCCTTCGCCGAAGTCGCCCTCGCCACCTGATCCATGCCCTTCGCCGACAACATCTTTGGCGATGAGCCCTACCTCGTCCTCTCCCAGGCCGCCCCCGGCGTTTTCATCAAATCGTCGTGGGAGCCCCTCGAGCTGGCTCTACCCGGTCAACCAGACAAGTTGACCCTCTACTACGACGGCTTTTTCGCCAGCCCCGCAGCCCTCAATGCCGCCATCCTCGCCCTCAACTCCCAGGGCACCGATGTCAGTGCCACCGCCGTCACCGCCGGCACCTGGATCGCCGGCCCCGCCAAGCTCGAGACCGACCGCGACCAACTCCCCTTCTCCCGCGTCGCCATCCCCTGCCTCGGTCTCGCCGAATCCAAGCCCGACGCCGTCCGCTGGTTTGCGGTCACCGAATCCCAGGGCGCCGAAAATGTCCTCTACGACAGCGTTGTCTGGCCCAAGTTCCAGGCCGAAATCATCGCCTACGGCGTCGAAATCGACAAGCTCGTCATCGGTGCCGCGCCGAACATGAGTCAAGTCGGCACCACGATCACCCCGCCCTCTGCCCCGTCCGTCCGCGACTCGGATTGGGCCAGTCTCCCCAACCCCACCCGTCACTATCCCGACGGCTGGTTCCTGGCAGACATCCGAGCCCAACAAATCCACGGCTCCGCCGCCGCCTGGCTCGCCACCTACGTCTACAGGTACAAATACCCCTACTCCCCCTGATCCAATGAGCTACCAAGACGATAAATCCTACCTCGTCTCCGGCGCGAAGCTCAACCAGATCGAGCGCGACATCGCCACCCTGAGGCTCATCAAAGGCGCTGGCATCGGCATCCGCCGCATTCCCGGCACCGGAACGGAAATCTGGACCGGCGCAAGCGTCGCCGCCCTGCCTTTTTGGGATCTCGAAATCGTCGATGGCGGGGCTGGCGAAGTCCGGCTCATCCGGCCCGGCCTCATCAGGCGAACCTCGGCGCTCGATGCATCCGGCCTCGTCAATGTCACTGATATCGGGGAGACCTTCACCGCCGAAGTGGGCAAACTCCTAGTCCTCGAAGTGTTGCCCACGTTGGCCACCAGCCTCAAAATGATCGACGAGTGGGATGGGTGGCCCATGCCAATCGACTCCGAAGAAACCGACCCGCCCGGATTCTGGAGGGTCACGAAATACTACTATCCACTCTTCGATTTCGTCGCTGAGACCGCGGCCCATGATGCCGTAATCATCAATGACAACCTCGTCGCCGAACGGCGCGGCTACAACGGGCATCTCCAGTTCGCCCTTTGCCGACAAGAGGACAAGGACGCCCATGTCGTCTCCGCCTACGAACTGGTCCCCTCGACCGGAGCCCGCGCCGTATGAGCTTCACCGCCGAACAACTCGCCTATCTCGACTCCCGTCGATTCCCCGTCCCGATGGGGTTCTACTACACCCGGGGCGAGAGGGCCGTCATCCCCGAAGCCATCGCCAACAACCCCTCCTTGGCCGCCGGCGAGCTCGGGTATACCGTCGATGCCGACCCTATCGACGACACCCCCTACCCGGTTCTCAGCGGCGGCTCGCGGCAGTTCCCGCACTGGGGAGATGGGGGCGATGGGTGGTCTCTCGACGCATATCTCAACTCGGCACTCGGCTACCGCGTCTCCCCCACCAAGCCCACTACCCCGGACGGCGCCATCCGATCCCACTCCACCGCCGGGAGCCTGCCCCGCCTGGAGCACGAGATCTGCGCCATTCTCAATGTCAAGACGTGGCACATCGAGGGCGAGGTCAACGGATTCATGTTCAGTGAGACCGTCGCGGCCGGAACGATCTCATCATTCACCCCTGGACTGGACACGGGAGACCCATGGTTGACGCCTCACACCGCCCGCTCCGCCTACAGCACAGAGGTGAAATTCGATGACATCGACGGCGACGACTCTTTTTCCGTCTCCGTCTCGATCGCGCGGCACCTGTTCAGTGGCGCCGGCCCCGCTGACGTGTCCGATGAGATGAACGAGACACCATCATTTCTTCACCTCCTCCCGGTGCTGGGGATCTCAATCATTGACCTGACATCCAAGGAGGGAGATGCCTACTCAGGCTCCCTCCGGACCCCCGCCTCCTTCGGGCCATACCTGCCGGCGGTGGAAGACTCTGATATAGTGTTTTGCGGGCGGCCGGTTTGGCGAGTAATTGATTCCGAATCCGAAGCCCCCCCGAGAGTCTACAGCCTGAGCATCGCGCCCGCCAGCTTCTGGACTCCTGAGGACGCATGGTTTACCTTCTGACCGACCCTGTCCGAACCTTTCGATCCTGGCACAGTCAAACCTTTTTGCGCGTTACG